AACTGGAATAACCAAATACGCCTGTTATCTTTATGCCCTTGCGTGTCGTGCCCCAGTTGCCTTTACTCCCAGAATCGTTATCAATTACAAGGGATTGAATAGGCGCACCAATCGCGCTGTAGTTATAAGGGCTGACATAGAAGTCTGTATTTTCAGTCCATGCGGTATATGATGTTGAAGCTCTTCCGCCTGTTTCACTCACATAAACAGAAGTAAGGCTGACAAGCGGGTCAATGTAGATTTCTTCTTCACCATTGCCGTCAAAATAGCGCGTCTGGTCATCGGTGGTCGGATAAAAGTAATTAGCCCATCCGCCCACTTCCTTGTCAATCAGGCGGCTTGCACCAGTAATCATTCCCTGTAACACGCCGTCATAATCGTATGAAGTGGAAGAAAATAACTCGCTGTCGGGCATGTCTGTTTTGACTGCCGCAACATTTGTATAATCTGCCATAGTTAAATCCTTTGTGGGGTGGGCTATATTTCAAGCCCACCCCCTAATCGAACAGGTTATGAACTGGAGAGATTGCTATTCTGTGGATAGCGCGGCTCAATGTATGCTGAAACAGCAACAGGGCCGCTAACCATCGTGGCAGTAGCAATGTCAACATAGAGATACAAGCCGTCCGCGTCCAATGCAGGAACGGAAGCAGGGTCAACGTCAATCAGCACAGCTTTGCTGCCGTCTGTTGAAGCTTCAAGAATGAAGCCGGTTGATGTTGCTGAAGTGATAGCACCCCAGGCATCAGTACCAACAGCAGAACTTAAGCGGTACTTGAAAGGAATAGCCACATCGGCTGCGCCAGTTGAATTGGTCGCGGCTGACTTTACAGTGATCTCATACTGATCATCTGAGTCAGTCGCTATAGCGCCGGTCATAACCAAGAAAGTGACCCACTGTGCATTGTCTAAACAGACGCAGGCAGTTTCTTTCGATTCTGTGGTTTCTACTGGTGCGTACAATGGCACTACTTGAATCTTTTCGCCAAATCTGATACCCATAGTTACACCTCCTATGCGGTTGTGGCGGCTAAGGCCACGAATGGTGAAACAGTTGCGGTTCCGTCATACGCGGTGATGGCAGACGCATTTAGCGGTTGCCCATCAACACGATACACGAACCTAAAGGCCGTCTCGTCATAATCGAACTTGATATGAATACTGGACGCAGCCTCAACTCCGCCTTTGGTAATCATGGCGTAGTTAGAAGGACTGATCAGCATTACATCGCCAGCCGTACCCAGATATGGGTTGTATTCGGTTTCAATAACAGGCCGTCCGAAGATAGACCCGTACTGCGCACCGGACATTCCACCTGGCGGCATATAAACCGGCATATCGCCAACAGTCATTGCATAAAGCTGTGGCATGACCGAAGCGTTGACAAGCCAGATGTAATCATTTGCGCCTAAATAGCGCCGTGACCACATGCGGCTGATGTCCTCATCGGCAACCAGGTTGGCAGTTGTGCGCCCCTGTGAAACCAATGCACCCGATTGCAGGATGCCCAAAGGCTTTCCCACACCATCGCCATTGACAATAGCCTGTTCCACTTTGAACCGAAGTTCATCGGGAACGTTTGATACAATCCAGCTTTCCAGCGCAGAAGCATCAGCAAGCAGCTCGTCAGTCGCATAGACTAACGCGGCAACCTTTTTCAGCTTCAGATCGATCTGGCGGAACTTAGGCTTTGATGCTGTTTTCTGTGCAGCTTCAGCAAGCCAGTAACCTTGCACGCCGCCAAGACGTGAACCATCGGCGCGTGAAGTTTCGTCCACGGCATTGATGGTCAAGGCATTGCCAGATACGCGGATGGGATTGAACAGACTTAGAAGTCTGCCAACGCCCCACATATTAGAATGAATGCCGGATGCTATGTCAGTAGGCACTAAGAAGCCACCCTCGGAAGGGACCGCCTCATTTGCACCAGTAGCCTTGTAAGGGCGCAAGCGCGGATCTTCGTAGTGGTTCAGTTCAGCGTTCTTGACTGCCATAAAGAAGTCTTTTGCGCTAAAAGGCTGATCTGCCTCGTCCACAGTAACCGCCACTGGCGCTTTCACCTTAGGCTGTGATTCCTCATATTTCTTCAACGCCTGGGTTATGGCGTCTTCTACCACTGCACCGATGTCAATAGGTTCAGCAGTGGATTTTGTTTCTTCGCTCATGATTTCCTCCTCATGATTTTCCGGTTCAGGTTCTTCCTGCTCCGGTTGATAAATAGACTTGATAGATACGGCTGCGTTTCGCGGCTCGGCCGGCGTAGGCGTCAAAGACGCTTCAGCAATCGGCCAAGACTTGATTAGGTAGGATTTCCCCACCAGTTCCTTGTCCACCAGATGACCAGCAGCACCGCTCGACCAGCCAAGCTTGCCAGCTTCAGCCAGTTTATAGATACTGCGTTCGTACTCGTCCCTCATTTCAAGCTGTGCTTCAAACCAAGCGCCAACATCGTCAAACATGACCTTGCCGCGCCCGATTTTCTTGTGCTTGAAATGGGAATCCATTCCGTGGTCATAATAGACAGGCAGCCTGCTCTCTGGTTCAACGCCAAGATCGCTGTCAGGCGTGAAGAAGTCGCCGGTCAAGTCAGGCGTTTCAGGGTTGCCCCATCGCACCAGATAACCGCCAACCTTCCCTTCGCCTAATGCTTTCACAGCATCGCCATAGAAAATTAGGTTGTCTTCCATAAAACCTCCTTAAACCAATCAAAGCCAAAACTAAGCGATAACCGCTTTGTTTTGACTTCAGTACCCACTGACAGTCGGGTTTCTCGGCTGCACTACCCAGTGCCCACCGCGTCCCTTATTCAGTTGTCTGCTAACTAATAGCCGTGTTCATTTCCCCTTTTACAATCCCAGCAACTTGATGGCGTTCTTTGCGCCAATTTCAGCGCGCCTCAATATTTCCTTCGTGCGCTCTTTCAGTACATCACCAACACGTTTCCAGCCAATCAATTTAGGCATGTTAGCCTGACTGTCATCGCTCATCAAGAAGTGTGCATAATCCACCTGGTTAGTAATAAATGATGACCTGCCATATCCAACAATTTCCCAGCCTCTTGACATGTTTTGTGTTCTGTTAGCCTTGCCTGGTGTGATAGTGCCTTCGCTTATTCTTGCCATAACATAGCGGCGCTGTTTTTCAGACTTCCAACCGCCATAAGCCGCCTGGTAGGTTACGTGCGCGTAAGGCGGATAAGCCCTAAGCGATCTAACCATGTAGGCGTTAGCCTCGTCAATAGCAGCATCAGCAACCACATCAGGCACTTTCGCAAGCGCTTCTGCAAGTCCTTCAGCACCCTGTATTTCAATGCCGATAAAATCAGACATTATTTCTGCTCTCTGGCCACTTCCATGGATTCCAAGTTACAGACCTTTCAACACAGTCAGGGCAGTGTTCAGCAGCGCCTAAGCGCCAATAGCAATCCACGCCTTCAGGCACTTTTACAATTTCCCATTCACACTGGCAATTTGTCAGGCATTGTGTTGACCCATCCCCAGGATATGCAGGAAGTGCAAAGCCAAGATCACGCGTGTATGCCTTCCATAATGCTTCATTAGCTGAATTTAGATACATATTAAGTCTTGCCGCTGCCTGCGCCGGCGATATTTCACCGCGCTCAATTTGTGCCATAAGGTTGTCAAGGTACTTATATTGTTCTTTCAGCATCGCACCAATTCTGCCCCAATCGCGTGCTGATAGATTCTTGCGCCCACCTGCACCCATAGCGTAAAGGTCAATATAGGTGTCTTTTATAATTTCTCTGGTCTGCTTATGGTATTTTTGAAGGGTGAGCGAACCGTTATAATAAGAATCTGTTAATGACTCCAGCACGTTCTTCTGCTGGCTTATAAATTGACCGCGTAATTCATTCATACGCTCAATGCCAATAAAACGTCCTGACGCTGTTTCGCGGTATCGCTGCGCCTTATCGTCCCAAGTCCAAAGCGGTCTTTCAGGCATCCTCATCAACCTTTACATCAGCGTCTAACATGCCTTTATAATCAGGCATCAACTCATCCCACTTTGCCAAAGCCCTGTCAATATCTTCCTGCGTGATAGTCCAATCCTTTTCAGTTGACGGCTTCATCGGTGCGCCAGTCCAGGGTTTGAACTTCTGATACCATCCCTTTGGTTTTTTCTTTTTCATGAAAGCCCTTGCATCGCTAAATACAGTTTCAACACACTTTTCACAGTCTGCATAAGCCAACATGTCTTTTATCACATCTGCAATGGCATCAGGGATAATACGTTCAGAATAATCGCAAATTGCAGACTGGTCGCTGTTTATTCTCTTGACCGCCTCATTCTGCCACGCTTGCAGATCATCCTCAATTATAATCCATGCGGCCGTCCCTTGAAGATAAGGGATTATGTCCGGATAGCTCTTCACAGACTCACGCAAGGCGTCAAGTATCAAGTCCTTCACTTGCGCCCCTTCTGTGCCTGTTTCATAAGCCAAC